ATTTTCTGGAAATTTTGACAAAGAAAAATCTATCTTTACGTTTATAGAACGAGTCTCTATGTACACGACTCTTGCCTTTGTAAGTTAAGAAGTCATAATCATTCTTACTGAAATGTGCTTTCATAGCACAATACATTAAATAAACGTCAATCGGTTCCATTGTCTAAATTGGTAATTGTGCTTGCCTTGGTAAAAAATTTAAGTCTCTTGCATTTGCTTCGATCTTCTCTTTAAGACCCTTTGAGATAAGAGAACTGACAGCCTCAGGTTCAATACCCTCTTTTTCACAATAATGTAAAACAGCATCCATATGAGTAATATGCTTCTCTTTTGCAATATTCTCAATTGTAAGTGTGAAAGTTTTTGTTGTGATTAAAGCCATTGGTCATTGATATCCTTCATAATAATAAATTGGGGGGTTAACCATGACCCCCCACGGATGTATTACGGCATCACCCGTTGTACTTCTTTACGCAGCTCGAAGAGCGGCATAACCAGCAGCAACAACAGACCGAGGCGCAGTGCCCACACGATACTTCATGTAGGTTTGACCGTCAAAAGACGATACACGCTTATTCAGAAAGATAGAATAACCTTCCGAACGTAGTTGGCTGATTACCGCACGAACATTCTTAACACCATAACGTGCTGAAATCTGTTTTGCGGTAAGTTCTGCACCATTCGTAAGTGCATTAGCGACCTTAGCGGTCTGGGTAGTAGTAGTAACCATAGTATAATTCATCCTTTCAAAGATGATAAGTTTGACAGTATTGTCAGACACAAAGTGTTTCGTCTGGATTTCACAGACTCATCAGTGACATTGTTTATAGAGTATAACATAATAATATCTACTTGTCAACTCCTTTTTTCATTTTTTTATTGAAAATGGTGGGTTATTCTGTTACTAGGAAACCCACCGAAACCCTATCCAACTACGCAGCTAGTGCGTAATCTTGAGGTGCAAAATTATCGTTTGCGTTTAGTATTTTGACCGATAAGGTGGTCAATCCACAATTCTCCACATTCCTATACATTGCCAGTCGATCCTATTTCGCCCCCATCAAAAAAAGATTAGGTACGCAATCCCACCAAGAAGAAATATATCAGCACAAATGCTCCAAACGATATAAGCCTTAAACATCCACTTAACGGCTTCCTTTGCGAGCAGGGTCTGGGTCATCATTTAGACCCTCCCCTTGATACTCTACTGATAATATAATCATATCAATCTCCTTTTGGTGGAGGCGTTGGGTACTGCCCCCAAGTCCTGTACAACTTTCAGTCCGTATCATCAAACTGTACTATATTTATACACGATTTTGAGGGGGAAGTCAAGTCTCTTTTTTCACTTTTTTTACCACCCCATAACATCTCTGGTATCTTGAGGAACACTGGCCATCGTAAATGGTGGATCAAATGTAATGTCAACATTTACACTAAGAACATTTCCATCTTTCGTATAACCAGCTCTTTGTATACTCTCTGTAATTTGATCAGCAAAAGGACAAAAAGCACTGGTTAATGTAGCGGTAATATTTACTGAACTTTCTTTTTCATCTATAGAAATATCATATATCAAACCCAAATCATACACATTGATACTAATTTCTGGATCATAAACTTCTCGTAAATTTGTAATAATTTCTTCTTTATCAATAGTCATCGTTATTCCTTCGATAAAATATCAAGTGTCGGGGGATTCTTTTATTGGAACAACCATTGCATCATGGCCGGATGCTAATATACATGAATATCCATTAGGTATATTTTCTACTACAGTAGCAGTCCCATTTTTTACATTTACAAAAACTACAACTTGACTACCCATACCATTCTCATCATTAAAAATTATAACAGGAGATTCCTTATGTTTTTTAGTAAGAAAATTTAATAATTTAGTGGAGTCACCACAATATATTGGTTTTTGTACCTGTCCCAAAGAATTTTCTTCAGCTGAAGCGATGACTGGTATTAACGATAGTAAAAATAATATGCTACTAGCGATAAAAAATTGGCTGACCTTTGCTATCTGTTTCATTCTGTCTTCCCCATTCTGTAACGGTATTTACTAGAGCATCAAGATAATCATACTTTTCTTTAATAAATTCTTGGACGGTTCCATCCTCTGTTACTACTAAAATCACTACTTGTGAAATTTCTATGCCTGTTCGCTCTTCGAACATCTCTGCATACGCAGAAGTTTGAATGTAATAACTCTCATTCCATTCATCATTGCGCTCTCTGGTTGATGTCTTGAAGTCAATAATAGACGGTACACCCTTGTACTTTGCAATGCAATCAACTCTACCTGCTACCTTGTATTTATCACTATACAATCCTGCTTCTTGTGCGTATATATCATTTATATTACACAATGAATTTTCTTTTAATTGTGTGAAGAGGCAGTATGGTAGAAAACTCTTTTTATGCACCGACCATTTATCAGGAAAATTGCTCTCCATATTATTAAGATAGTCCTCACACATATGATGAACCTTTGTGCCACGGGCTGCAGCAGTTCTTGATATATGGTTGGCAACCTCATTACCAACTCGCTTACGCCACTCTGACAATCCCTGTTTGCTTCTAACTGATAGCACAGTTGTGATTGATGGATACTTGTTGCCCTCTGGTGTCTCATACAGGCGCATACCACCAATTGTTGTTGCCGTTATAGGTTGCAACTTCACTGGTACATGATTAAACATTATAATAATCTCCGAAATTTGTTAAATCTTTTTTTGTAAATAAATTTCCATTTGGTAGTTTAACATACACAATATTATCTTGAGATGTTTCTACTGCTTGTATAAATCTTGCAATCCTACCGTAGAAAAATTTTTGGGGCAATAAGTTCCAATCTATTGTTACAAATTTACCAAAAATTTCAGTCATTTCTGGATAACACTGCGCATATAACATCCACTTATAAAGATACTTTCCCATGCTAATTAATGATCGTTTTTCTATATCATGTATTAATGAAACATCATATGGCTGCATGTTTATTGGTCTGCTACTTAACCTAAATGGTGTTATAAACGATGAATAAATTTCTTTGTCCCAAGTATCAAAATTTATAATATTATCTATCGAATCCCATCTGCACCAGTTGTTTGAAAAAATTAGATTTTCATTTTCTGAAGTCAATCCCGGCGGTCGAGCACCGCCGCCGAACAGGCCTGGGCCTTGATGTTGTATAACTACACCATCTTGTTTAGTGGCTAAAATATATTGACAAGAAGTATTGATACATCCTAAATTATTATCTAAAGTGAATTTTTCAATGTCTTCCCACATTACATTCACATCATACTTGTAAATACGAGGTGAAAAATTTAATGAGTTTGCAAACTTTGTTGCTCTTTCATGGTCAGCCGTTAATATTACATCTCCACCAGTAAAAATTCCCTGTACTATTTCAATTGCATCATTAGTTATTTTTCTTTCATCTATTAAATCACGAATACAACATAAAATAAAAGCACTATCCGAACCACCACTATATGCTAATATTAACTTGGGATGTAAATCAATCATCTCCAAAAGAACTCGTTTGCCATGTTCTTTTAATGCGTAAATATTATCTGTTATATGTAGAGGATGGTTTAGTGTAACCTCAAACTCACCCATGAATGTCTTGGGCAACTTTATGTCAAATAATTTCATAATAATCTATTCATTTATGTTTAAATTTCTCTCATTCGATTCACTAATCTTTCGGCACGATTGGTTACTTGACGATACCATCTGCTATCTACCATTTCATCGGCAGCTGCGTCCCAATCTCTTGCATCCACGCCACGCTTCATTCCTTTAAATTTACTCAATCTTGTATATCCCATATTGAACATCATATTGGCAATTATTCTTTTAGCTTCTTCCGGCAAATCTTCAAAGTCTTTATATAGGCGCTCGCAGTCAGACAAGACTGTTTCGATATCCGACTCGAAGGTTTCATGGACTCTAATAGTGTCAATGGATGTTCCGACTTCCCATCCATATTCGGGGTCATCCTTAGTAACAAGATGGCCAACGCCAAAGGTAGCATAGCCAAGATGATCGTTATATATTTCATATTTACAACCTTCGTCAATTTCTAGTTCTTTTTGTAATTTGTTTAAATCCATTATTGAAATCCTTCAAAAAGTTTAAATTTTGGCAATTGTGGTTCCTCGTCCTCTTTCAAGACTGGTTCTGGATAAAGCAAATATGAAGATAATATATATTTTTTTCCAGAATTTAATAAATTGCCTTTGTGTGGAAACATCCAAACAGGGGGAAACATTAATAAAGCTCCCTTTTTTGGTTTAATTTTAAAATCAAGTTCAGTAAATTCAGTTTCGCCGCCATCAGATACATCATTTAAATACCATTGAAAACTTAAATATCTTCCTGCATTTTTAGTACTTCCTACATCAACATGTGTATCAAATTCGTCTTTATCTTCTGATATATATCTTTTTATTCTAAGGTGTTGAAAGTATAAATTTTTAGGAGCCCATACAGAAAAATTTTTAATCTCAGTCCGATAATCTTCAACCGCCGCTAACAAATATTGACAAATAGTTTTGTGCAATTCTTCATTTAAACTACTTTCTCTAGTAAAATTAAATTCTGTAAATCTAGGCCTGCTATCTTTAGTTTCAACTCGTTTTTTATTAGGAACAGATTCAAAAAAATCAACAATATCATCACATATTTTTAAAGACATATGATTTTCAACATAAACACAATAATCAGATAACAATTTTGTCATTCAACCCCTATACCAAGCTTAATCTTATTAATAAGATAACTGCGAACAAAACCAGACCTCACAATATCGCCAATCGTAAATTCTGTACAACTAAATTCTTCCATTTCTGTTAAAATTCGGAAAAAGTCGTGTAGTCCATTTCTCTCGTTTTGTCTCACTAAATCTGTTTGATCAAAATCTCCACAAAATACAATCTTTGAATCCTGCCCTACTCTGGTGACAATTGTGTCGAGCTCATGAAAGTTCATGTTCTGACATTCATCTACTATAATGACTGAATTATCAAATGTCAACCCCCTTAGAAAAGAAGTTGATAAAAAGTATAATGTACCTTGTCCTTTTAGTTTATCATATAGATTATTAAATTGTTGTTCATTCTGCATTTCAAACATGAACTGCACCATGTTCTGATATGGCACTTGATACAATGCAGCCTTGTCTTCCTCATCGCCTGGCAAAAATCCAATCTCTCTGGTAGGAATAAGTGATCGAACAAGCACTACTTTATCAAAAGGTTTCTTTAAATCCAATACATCTTTTAATGCAAGATAGAGTGATATAAAAGTTTTACCTGTTCCAGCAGCACCAAATAAAAATTGGTTCTTATCCTTTTTCCAAGAGTCAAAAACTACTTTTTGATTGTCGGTGATTGATTTGATATTTACGAGATTGGTGTGATTGA